GAGCTGCGTCAAATTGAGATCTATAAATCCAATTGCTAAATGTATTACCATCCGCCATTGAAACTTTAATTGAATTTCCTAAAGCTCCAGGATATTTTGCAGCAAATTCGCCAACTGTAAATCCTCCTGCAGAATAATTATGATCATAATCTTCAGCATTTTTAATAATTGGAGGTGATAGTGATACTACTGCTGTTGCTGGGTAATCCAGATTTCCTTGACCAATTGAAACATTTGGTGCTGTTACATATCCCGAACCTCTATTTAAAATATTCACTGAAGCAACACCATATTCAACAACAGCTAATGCTGCAGCATTCAATGTTATAAAAGGAACATCCGCGGTTGCAGGTACTATAGTTAGAGTAGGATTAGATGTATATCCAGTGCCTCTGTTAGTTATAGTGATACTTTGAATTGCAGTTTGAATTCTAGCTTGGCCTGCAGCAGTTGTGCCACCTAAAAGATTATTTCTATTAATTGTTACGTTTGGAATAAAATAATATCCACCATAACCAGGATTTAATACTGTAATTTTGTTGATATAACCGTAACCAACATTACCAGTAATAGAAGCTGCTGAACCTGTATTACCATCGTTACGATTAACTGTAACATTTGGCATTGCTAAATAACCATTGCCTTGCGTTGATATTGTGTATCCAGTAATAACATTTGCAACAACAGTTAATGTTGCTGTAGCCTGCACACCACCTGGAACAGTGTTGCCGCTGAATACAATATTTGCCTGAGGACCATAATTTGTACCGCCAGATGCAATATATAAATCTTTTAATTTAAAGTGTACGTCTAAGTTTGCACTTGCAAATGTTGAATCTTGATTCTGAATTACAATGTTAGATAATGTAGTATAATTATTACCTGCATTTGTTACATATATACTTCCAATTTCTCCAGCTGCAAGAACTGCGGTTGCTTGAACACCAGAACCTGATGCACTTGTAAATGAAATTGTTGGTGCAGTATTATAACCAAACCCAGCGGATGATATAATAAAATTTTGTACATTGCCGGTTGTTCTTAACGTTACGTTACCTGTAGCAGTAATACCATCAGAATCGGGCGGTGGGTCAAAAGTAACGGTAATATTTGCAGCAGTTAAAAATGTAACCCCGTTACCACTAACAGTAACACTAGAAACAATTCCAGAAGGAATCGATACTGCATTTCTCGCTGTGTTTCCATTAACAACGCGAACTAATTTTAAATTGTTGCCATATGACAAAAAGTTTGCTGCAGTAAAAAAATATCCTGCTGTAGTATCATTTGGTTTACCAAATTGGCTAACCAAATTAATTTCTGAATCTACAGTAGTTACTTCTTCTACAGGTCCCCATTGAAAAGCGCCTGCAACAGCGCCCGCGGTAGTTGCAACGGAAGGAATTATCGTTGTTCTATCTTCTTCTGTTACTACAACACCTGGTGAAAGCTGAAATGCCATCTTCGTCTCCTTGATAATTTTATAGATGCTTCTCTATAATATGATTTCTATTTATTTATAATTATCATCTTTTAGACATTTTCCAGGAATTTTCTTTGAGCTTCCTGTAATTCTGTTGGTGATTTTGAATAAGCGTTAAACCAAATAGCATCTGATTCAATTTGCGGTTTTTCTTCTTCTGGAGTTCCATCATCTATAATACCAAATGGGGTAAGATTTTCTTCAATTTGTTTGAACTGCTCCTCGTAAAGAGCTTTTCGTAAATTAGTATCCGTGAGGTCTTTAAAGAATGATTCGTTAGTTGCCCATGAGAATAGAACCAGAGTCATAACTAAATCGTCAAAATATCCCTCATCTGCTTTGTGGGATCCTCGAACTTCAATGAATGTGGATATTTCGTTAATAATATCTGGGTCGTGAATTAGTAATTTATGTCCTTCTACCAGACTCTTAAAGGATGTGCAACCTAAGCGTTTTACTTGCTTGGTGGTTCTTACACCAAGAGTTGCACCTTGAGAGAATCCTCCGGACAAATATTGTCCACTTTTACTGTTACTTCCCACAAAGAACACGTTTTCATATTCTAAATCCATATAGAGCGAATCTGCTACTTGCTGTCCGTTATCGTTGATCTCTATCAAACAATAGGCCTTATTGTAATCTTTGGCTACTTTATATATTATATTTGGAAAAAGAAGAGGACTAATCTTATTGTTTCTATATTTAGCTACTACAGAATATGGGTACGAGGTTATGTCCATGACCGTAAACGCTGAGTAATCTCCACCGACACCCCTAGAAGTATCTGCAACCAACATATAAACGTGATCTTCTTCAGGTTCTACGAATACGTCCAATCCATCATTTGTATATACATATGGTTTAACTGACATCTGTCCAATAGTATCAGGATTGATAAGTGTATTAGATGATCCTAAGAATCTACATAAAACTTCTTGGTTAAATTTAAGCTCACCCAATATGGCGCGCTGCTCGTCCGCCCATTTCTGGTCTCTACCTGGAATCTTACTGTAAGGAATAAACATGGTTACAAACCCATTCAATCCTTGTTCTGCTTCGTTCCAGAATTTCCAGAAATGATTATATCCAAGCGGAGTAGATGTCAGAAGAATCTTTGTGGTTACACCTGAAGAAATTGTTGGATAAACTGACGTAAAGAACTGTTCCGCAACATTATTTGGAATAATTGCTGCTTCGTCAATATACAACCAGTTAACAGATTTGCCTCGAATACCGGATGCGCTTGTTGCTGCAGTAAATACTTTGGATCCGTTTTCTAATTCTATATCACCTTTGTTATATGTCTTAACCCCGTGCTTCATCCATATAGGAAGCATTTCGTACATTAATTCATATCTAGAAAGAACCTCTCTAGCAGCAGATGATTTATTCGCCAAAATCGCAACGGTTTTGTTTTCCTGAAATAACGTGTACCATAGGATACAAGCAGCCGCAGTAATGGTCTTACCCTGCTGGCGACCTTCCATAAGAATAACTTTACGATTATTCAGTATAACATTTACTTTTTCTTTCTGGCAATCATATAATTTGAATGGTACTAGACCTCTATCCAAGGAAACAATCTGACAATATGTTTCTATAAAATAAATTGGGTCTTGAATACAACGAGTAATCTCCCGCACTTGTTCTAAGGTGTAGGACATTTGTGTCCCAATTTGTTTTAAATTAGGATTACCGTTATATGATGTATGTTTATTGTTCAATTATGTTATCCTGAGGTGGTCCATTTTTTAACATTTTAAAAAGATCTGCAGTTGATCCATTAAACACCATATTATTTTGAGTACCTATTTTAATAGGATCATCTTTCTTCAAGTCTTTAACTTGTTTCTGCAATAGCAACAAATCTTTTGAAACATCAGACATCGTCTTAATGAATTGTCCTGCAACCTCATATGTTCTTGGATGCTCAGAATTTTTGGATAATTCCAATAGGTCGTCTAACGTGGTTTCACTTTTTAATAAAAGTTTTCTCATTGTTTGACGAGCTAACTGATAGTCGTCTTCTTGATCCATTTCTTTATCTTGAGAAATATTTTCTGAAATAGCAAGTATTTCTCCAGTAGTAGGATCTACCTGCATAGGTTCTAAATTAAATATATCGTTTAATTTTTCCATATTTTTCATAATCAGAAATCTATAAAAGTATCTATATAACTTACATTACCTGCAAGTATTGCATTACCTGTATTGTTGGAACCATTTACAGTTATTGATTGTATCTGGTCCGTTAAATCAGAATTTCTAAATGTGTTGGCAACAACCCGATTAATAATTCCTTGTTTACTAACAGGCCCATAAAAATTCAATTTCATAGTAAAAGACAATGTCCAAATAATTGCACGACGTGTGGTCATGTCGCCTTCGTAATCATCTTGAAATCCTATAGTATTTAATATAATTGGAAGGTCATTTTTAATATCTAATGCAGGTATTGCTTTAAGTGTAAGATTGTAATCAGGATTAAAATAAGGCAATATTTGTTCTATAATTTGCAAACCATCGTCTTGATTTTTAACATATATGTATAGCAATACACTTATGTTATATGGAGTAGGAGCATACTGTGAACTTGCAGATGTAGAACTATCAAGTGTTCTATTTTGTTGTAATGGACTAATTTTTCTGTTTGGATCGTAGTCTAATGCTACCATCTCAAACCCCATACGAGGTAAAATTACTTGAAAATTTGATTCATCTGTATTGGGTTGTTGTCTAATTTTGGCTAAGAATTTTTGTTTAGGAGAATATGATAAAGGTACTCTTTGTATCTGAACACTATTACCCGCAACATCTTTTCGTTCAAT